AGTCTCTTCCGTGTTTGTTCTGCTTCACGGTAGAGACCCGCAGTCTGCAACTCTGTGAGCTCCTCGTCAAGTATCCGAATAATCCGGCCTATCCCTGCAAAATTCTTTTCCATGCTTCTCGCACCTTTGCTTCTGCTTCGTTGCTGATGTCTGCATCATTCAAAGATTCTTCAATCACATCTTCTATAATAGTCACCGCATCAGACCAGTACATTTTTTCCGGTGCGGCGCAAAGATCTTCTTCGCTTGGCATCAGTTTAGTTTCTAACATTGTGACCTCCTTCGGGTCTCTTTGAATTATTTCTAACTTACATAAGGGACACCTTAATAATTGTGTGCCCTCCCTCACACCGGATACAACAGTGTGAGGTTCTAGTTTGTGGCGGCACTTAGGACACTGGTTCGCGTCTAAACGCTTTTGCCATGTACCATCGCCAGCCTCAATCACCATCGTAGACCTCCACGCCTCCGTAGGCTTCTTTGCCTGCGGTTTCCTGAACCTCGCCCCATGTCTCTGCCATCATGTCATGGATGTCAGATAAACCTAAGTGACTAACCATGTCCATGTGACCTTCCATCTCCGAAGTGAAACTAAGATAAGTTCCACTCCGGTCTGCGACCTCAAGCATTTTGTCCATGAACTGCTCTTCAAGATCCAAGGCCATCTGTTTCATTCTACCCATGCTCTTCGACCTCCTCTTNCTTAACGTCNTCNTCCAACACATANTCAGCCCAGTAATANCCCTGCCTTGTAGGCGGGGCGAAACAGAACTCTTCCNTTANTGAATCGACAGCTTGNCGCAGATTCCTAACGTCAGANANATTNCAGTCTGAAGTCTCTTCNATCANGTTGCACATNTTCTTCAACTTGTTNTGCATATCCAAAAGCTTGATACGCATATCCCTTGTTATTCTTTTACCGTTAGCCATTACCTTATCCTCTTTCATAAAAAATGTTTGCCACAGGGTAGTAAGTTCCTTGAGCATCCGATTCTGGAATGTCAGCCTCGTCAGCAAAAGCATCCGGTGCTAAACCTTCGACCGCTTTTCTACTGGCCTCAATCCTTGCCCTTCGCGCATCTCCCTCAACCTTATTTATCGCAGCATAAGGCATATTAACCCATGTGTTATACTGATCCTTAGATATTCTATTTCCCATCACCAAGTTCCTCCTTCTTCTTCCTGATAACCCTGCCCATAGCGTCATGCCGGATAGTTATTTTCACTGGAAGCTTTAACGCTTCCCTTATTTCCTCGAACGTCGGTACTTTTTCCATTACTCCACCTTTTCTTCTGACACGAAAACAATTCCTGTCCGTTCCTTACGCTCCTTACGATAGGCTCGTGCAATATCACGCCCCATGCGGTTGTTCCAACTCTCATACCAGCGAATGGTCTTTTCACTGTGGGGTTTTTTATAGTCATAAAACCTGCTGGCTTTTTTCTCTCTGTTATATTCCTCTGCTGCTGTTGTGGCATCGTCATCAACATACATGCGGTAACTCTCACGAAAAACATTGTATCTGTGGTAACGCATGTAAATCTGTCTGCGCTTTGCCATTTTCTCACAGTCTGGGGGGATCAGTGTTTGTTCCCCGCTAATCCAGCTTCTTGGAATTCTGGCGCGTAGCTCCTCTTTCCCATACTCTCGCTCAAATGATGTTGACACATTCATCACGCCGTTCTCTTCAAAAGTTATCCAACCTTTGTCGAACAACTCGTCAAGGGTTTTACACAAATACAAACCATTAGCCGGATCAACACACTCTTCCTCTGTTCTGCACATTGCCAAAGGCTTTATGTGACTGGCTATGCACCCATATCCCATACCAGTAACCTCACAACATTTTCTGTGCCGTTCCAAACCTTGTTTGAATTGCCTACGAATAGCGTTTATGTTTTGTCTGTTTAGCTTTTCAACGTAAGGTGTGTAATCTAAAACACTGTCTACGTTTAAACGCGAAAGTTCTGAAGCAAGAGAATTGCTGGCGTTATACCTATCTTCCATATTACTCATTAGGTATCTCCCTTATGTCTGTACCATAAACCCAGTGACCATCATCCAGATCCACTACATACCTAGTCCGCAGGATGGAGGCCGCCGAACCAAGGTTTGCTTCAAAAACCTCATGCCCATACTTCTCGCCTAACTGGACTTCATCTATCGTGACTATGGATGCCTCGCCGTACTTCGTCGAAACACGATCCCCGATCCTTATTAGCATGTTCTAACCCTATCATTCGATATAACGTAGCAGATATCTTCATAAGACTCAGACACCCAGTAACCACCGTTGTTACTAATTCCATTGTCCACAATGCATATGTCACGTTCGAGTGTNCCCCATTTACGGTGCGANTGTTCCACTGTAAACGTATCACCAGTCAGCATAATCTTTCCATCATCGCGCCCTGTTGTTCTACAGACACGGCTTAATTCAATCGCTCTATACATCGTCAACCTCCTCGACATCAATGATCACATCCTTAATGTGATCGTCCCATATTTCCTCTGAAGCTTTGTCTTTCGCCTCTTCCGCGCTGCTAGCTTCGACATCAATCCGGTGATACACCGTGACGTAAACCTTAAAGTCAGGCATCTTCGACCTCCCTCCAGAACTGAACATCGCCGGTCAAAAATCCACCGTGGTGGTCATTAACAAACGTATGCATATCTTCCCACTCTTCGCCTTCACTATCTACATAGCAGCCAACGAACTTTCCAACACCTTGGATGACGCTCTCAGAAGAATGACCTTCCATCACCGTAGCTTTATACTCGACCGACTTATCTTTCTCCGGCATACGATCTTCAACAGATATCCACTGACCCATTATTTTTTCCCTCGCAAAATGTCTCTTACGTCAACACAAAAGCACTGCTGATCAGGATAATCAAAACCGCGCTCTGTCGCTGCCACATGGCAAGCAGACAAATACTTATGCGTAGACCAAATTTCTAAATTTATCTCCACTGGTGTTAGCGTACCCATACACGCTAACACCATCCCGCCTATTTCATTCACTGTCATGCTCAAGCATCCAGTTTTCTTTCCACTCTTCAAAGTCAGCGTTTACTGCTTTCATAGCCTTGGTGTAAAACTCACCGGATATCGACCATCGTTCCTCGCCACCATGCAGGTTTAAACCATTAGCCCAGTTGTCCTCGAACTGTGGCGCAGATGCATATGTTGCCCGATCAGTGCCGTTCAAGGTATCTAAATAATACCGACTGACAAACTGACCTCGCTCCTTGATCCGCTCATCGTGACCCTCGTCGCCGGTCTCTGTGTTAGCGACCAGTGAATCCATGTCATAGAACTCAACCATAGGGTTTTCTGGGGCTTCTTCTGGGCTGTAATCGCCTCCATACACCAGCATATCATTAAGACCATAGCTGTCGTGCCAGTACACCGTCCGAACGCACCACTTAACCCCAGACCAATCGTCTGTACCTTTATATAAAAATGCCATTACTTCACCTCCTTATCGACAGGGTTATGCTGATGAATAACATATTCAAACGTATCCCAACTGATGCCGTGGTTGGCATCAAAGCCATTAACAATATCGTGCAGGACATCTTCCATCTGATCTTCAGTCAGCGTGACATCCATCTGATCACAGACTTGCGCCACATCTTCTAGATGCCAGTCATCCCTGATGAACGGCTTGCCATCTTCGGTATAATCAATATGTGCCATTATACATCTCCTCTCTTCAAAGCATCTGTGATTAACTTGTTGGACAACGCATGGCGGTCATGCGGCTTCCTCTTGTTAGAATAAACATCAATGCGTCTGAACACTTCTTCGATGCATGAAACAGTTTCGTCAACATTGTCATCATCAAGAACCCGACTGCCCTCGCGGTAACTTTCCATGTCGTCTAACAAACAAGCTTTTAGCTGTTCGTTGGTTAGGTCTTTTAAATAGTTCATTCTACTACCCTCCTAATCTAACAAAACCATATAGGCATGCGGCTCATGCTTCATAAACCAACGACAACCCTTGCGGACTTCCTCGTATAGCTTATCCTGCATTTTCGGATCACTGGTTTTTTCAGCCATCAAATTAGCACCCATGATAACGTCATAAACTGCGACAGCATCGGCAGGCAAACCCACCTTCTGGCCGGTGAACATGTTTTCACAGACCTCTGGCTCATCGCCCACGATACATTCAAACGGTAACTCTCTACCCAAAAATCCTTGCATTCTTGGTGTGTTTAATGTCGATCCCATTATTTCTTACTCCCTACTTTGATGGGCTTGGCTAACGATTCCTTCTGCCATGCCCGATTGTTAATCGTGATATGCAAAACCCTAGAACCTAATATCGGCTTGCTTAATCCAACCTTGTAAATTCCTGCTTTCATGTCTTTGCTCCTTGCACCACGAACCACGGTCACTTATAATATGCCTGTTATCTAGGATAACCCTATCAGATTATCCCATGTAGTCAAAGCATAAAATGCATCTCTATAAGGTTTTTTTTGGGTTGAAGAATTTATTTTTATTTTTTTTGAAAAAGGCGTTACAAACGTTACAAACGTTACAAACGTTATCCAGTAAGGGTTATAGCTGTAACACTTCTGTAACTGTAACAGTTAGCAAGTAGTATTGCCCCACATGAGAAGGTTTTTGACATTGAAAAAGACTGAACCCGTAGAAAACACTATAGGAAAGGGTGGTAGACCGGCAGGGCTTACCAACCGACAAAGAGAGTTTGCCAAGCATTATATTGATGGCAGATACAGTAATGCTGAGTGTGCGAGAAAAGCTGGCTATGCTTCCGACAGTGCCAGAAACCATGCAGCTAAACTTCTTGACGGTAAATCTTTCCCAGAAGTGCCAGAACTTATCAAAGAACTTCGCGAGGAACGAGAGCGAAAGTATGGGGTGACATTGGTCAACCAACTTAAACGCTTCGATGAATTGTCTCACGCTGCTGAAGATGCTGGGCAGTTTTCTGCCGCTATCAACGCTGAGAAGATACGCTCCAGTTTGGGCGGTTTGACCATCGATAGGCGAGAGCAAAACCATGTGCATCAGCTTGACAGTATGTCGAGAGAAGACATCGTTGCCAGACTCGCTGCTATACGAAAGCAATACCCAAACGCTTTCCCCGAACCGGAGATGAAAAGGGTTGAAGATGCCAAAGACAGAACGATCACTGTGGACATCATTGAAGCAGAACCTGCCGAAAAAGACGCACTTCGAGAGAATTGAAAACCGATCTGGTGAAGGCATGCCTGACGTATATTTGTGCATGGATGGTGTGCCGGTATGGGTGGAATTAAAAATAGTTAAAAATGGCAAGGTCAATCCATCAAAATCCCAGATAGCGTGGCATTCCTCGCATTCTAGATGTAACGGCGTGAGTTTTTTCTTAGCCCATGATCCGGCGACCGGCGGTGTATATTTGTTTGACGGTGCATCTGCGGTTGATTTACTTGGTTCAAAGATGTGCGACCTGCGACCTGCGATCCGTTGGTCTGGCGACCTGCGATCTGCGCCTACTGCGCTCCGCGATTTGTCGAAAGAACTTTGGTTCGGGGCGCACTGACCTGCGACCTGCGACCTGTGGTTCGCGGCTGCGCGGCGAGGAAAAAAATAACCGGCGACTATGTCGCCGGTTATCTCAGGGAGAAACTTAGTGTTGGTAATATGTGACATTGTCAACCTTGGGATCCCAGCAAGCGCGGCACTCGCCGCATTTACCATCATTCAATGGCGCGGGACAAACGTGCCCGACTGTCTTGCTGCCGTGACTGGAGACCGTGCTTGTGTTCTTCCAGCCCTTGGACGGTGCGCCATCGATCATATGCGCTGACATGCGCAACGTGACGTTTGCTGGCAAGTTGCGAATCTTCAAAACGTCCGCCCAGATTTTATATTCGCGGCTTGGTATCCAGTGTTTAAGGTGCGGCGTTGCCTCGCATACGTCCAGAATATTCAAACCCATGCGGACGGTGTCCACATCACCGCTATCAAACCATCTGAATTCCGGCTTGCGTAGAGTGTTAAGAACCGCGATCATGCGCGGCACGAAATCCAAAGCATTAAAGAAAATCTCGCGGCGTTCCATCGCTGCGACCACGTTCGGCATGTTATACATGCCCTTACATGCATAACACTTGTGGCATGTACTGCCCTTGACCTTGCGAAGCTTTTGCCCGACATGGCAAAGATAAGCCGACCGCGAAATAGATTTGCCCGGCATTTTAGACACGTTGGACAAGTTGCGCTTATCCTCTTTCAATTGGTTTTTGTAGTATGGTAATGCATCAAACATAATAAAAACCCTCCCTTGGTTTATAAGATTATCCCAGATTATCAAACATATGTCAACCTGCGCACCTGCGACCTGCGCACCTCGCGCCGCCGCCGCGCCTATTCAAAATAACCATCGCCGTCACAGTGTGGGCAATCTGCGATTTGCTCCCGCCACGGCGCGATTGCAATATCAACCAGCCCTGTTCCCTCGCACTCAATGCACGGTGTAGCATGTACTGGAATGCGGAAACCAAGCGAGGCTTCCCAGCTTTTGTTGAACTCTCTATGCCATCTAACTGCTTTGTCCATCGAACGACCTCCAAAAAAAGAGGGGGCGTGAGCCCCCTTAGTTTACTCTCGACTCTAACCGTAGTGATATTTTCCACCTTTGGTCACGATGCGATGCCCAGCCCTACGAAGCTCGTAGATGTTGTGGTACGCAGCACCAACGCTAATGCCCAGTTTTCTAGACAGTTGCTTTGGAGTATGAGCCCGCTCTCTAAGAAGCATCTCGCAACGCTGTTTCGACTTATACAAATAGCTAACGTTCGGCGAACGCTTCTTGGCGCTATACACAGTCTTCAGCGTTTGGATTGCTGGCTCATCCTGCCAGTTGGATTGCACCTTGCCTTGCGACACGGTGACGATTAATGACCCGACGGTCAGAGTAAAATCAGTCATGGTTGGTTTC